TACGCTCGCGCGCTGCTGGCGGCCGTGGATATGGCGGCAGGTAAGGCTCCGCAAAAGAACTTGGAGCTTGAGATCAGCCACGAACTTGAGCGAAGCATTCCGGATCAATTTCGCAGCCAGGGCGGCCGCGGCGTGTTCATCCCGATGTCGCTGCGCAATTCGGGCAGTAAGGTCTATAACCGCTCGAAGGGAATGTCCGCTGCGACACGCGAATTATTGCTACAGGCAACCCGCGCCGGAACGATCGATTCGAATACGGTCAACGCGCTCAAGGAAGTCGTGTTTACAGAGTACGGCGGCGAGCTGATCGAGATCTTGCGCAACATGGCGCTAGTTGTATCGATGGGTGCGCGCGTGCTGTCGGGGCTGTCGAGCCCGATCGCATTCCCGCGTCAGCTGACCGACGCCGTCGCGACATGGGTTGCGGAGAATCCCGGGACGAATGTCGCCGGTTCAAATCCGACGACCGATCTTGTCACCCTCTCGCCGCGAACTTTGATGGCGAGTTCGGCCTACAGCCGGCAGTTGCTGGTGCAGGCCTCGATCGACGTCGAAGCAATGGTCCGCAGCTCAATCGGTGCGGCTCACGCACTCGCCTGGGACTTGGCGGCCATTCACGGCACTGGGCAGAACAATCAGCCGCTGGGCATTTATAACCAGGTCGGCGTTGCCACTGTGGATTTCAGCAACGGCTCATTCGGCGCGAGCGGCGATAAAATCGCTTACACCGGCACCGTGGAAATGGAAGTCCTCGTCGCCACTGCGAACGCCTTGCTCGGTACCTTGGGATATATGACCACGCCCGGAATCGCCGGCGATGCGAAGACGACCCTCAAGTTCCCGAACGCGGCCATCGCCCAGGGCGGCGTGCTCTGGAATGGCAAGCTCGAGGACGGCGAGATGAACGGCTACACCGCGAAGGCGACGAACCAGGTCAGCAAGACCATGGGATCGAACGGCGCTGCGAGCGGTGGCACGAATCACGGTCTGATCTATGGCAACTGGGCTGATGTGCTGATCGGCCAATTCGGCGGCGCCATGGAAATGATCGTCGATCCGTACAGCCTGAAGAAGCAGGGTTTGATCGAGGTCACGAGCTTCCAGATGGCGGATGTCGCAATCCGTCACCCTGGTTCGTTCGCGGTCGCTACCAACCTGGCGGCTTAAGGCCATGTCGTCGCGCTTTGCCCCGCCGACCGTGCGGCTGCTCGCCCTGGATCACTTCATTTCGAAGCCAGGGCACAGCTCGCGGCCGGGCGAGATCGTGGATGTCCCTAACCACGTGGCCAATACGCTCATCACCATGGGCAAAGCGCGACTTTTGACCTCCGAGGATCACGCGCCGCAAGTGCAAAAGATTGTTTCGCGCGATCCGACTCCCGTTCATCGAGACCCCATTCCCACTAGGAGAAATCGAAAATGAGCCTTGCATATACCGATGCGCTGCGGCGCGCAATTGTTCTCACGCTGCTCACGGCGACGACCGAGACCGCGACGTTCACGAGCTCGACGGCGACGCTGCCGGCAGGCGTGAAAGGTGACGCGGCAGTCCTCGTCAACCAGGACGGCGACACGGCGGGCACCGGCTCGAGCGTTTCGTTTCAAGTTCAGAGCTCGCCAGATGGGTCGACCTGGACGAATGTCGGCGCGGCCGTCGCCGGCGCGATCACCGGAACCGCTTTCCGCGGGCTGATTCCGTTCGATGCGGGAAGCGTGACCGGATCCTCGATCCGCGTCGTGGCGACCGTCACGGCGGGCTCCGGATCGACGCCTAGCTATAAGACCTCGCTCGCGTTGCTGGCCTGGGTTCCGTAAGGGACCGATGTCGCTGACGGGCTTCTACGCTGACGCTGATATCCCTTTCATGATGGGGGATTTCGGCGTCAGCGTCGTTTGCGGAGCCGTCACCACTTTGGGAATCGTCGACAACGTCGGAAAGGATTCCCTCGTTTCGCAGTCGGTTAGCGGGGTCAGCGGCACGGAGATCACCGTTACGGTGCAGACATCCGCATGGACGAAGGTCCCGAATCGTACGCTGCTCACCGTCGACGGCGTCAATATGCGGCTGCGAGATCAGAATCAGGAAGGCGACGGCGCGCTCACCAAACTGCTGTGTGAGCTGATGCCATGACGACCCCGGTCAGCGTGCGCCAGCAAATTGTTACCGCGGCGATCGCGCTGCTCACCGCCTCGAAGCCCTCGGGCGTTCCCCAGATCGATGACACGCGCCTGGAGAGTTATACGCCGGAAGAGCTGCCGGCCGTCACGGTTTTCCGGATCCGCGAGGAAGGCGAGTCCGAGAAGGAAGGGCGCTGGTCCTATTTCGTCAAGCGCACATTCACGCTGCGGGTCGAGCTGCGCTTCGCGAGTGACACGGCGCCGGCTGACATGGACGCGACTTATGTGTGGATCGGCCAGCAGCTCGGGCAGCAAACCTTCGGCGTGAATTCCAATGCGATGGGCGGAAACCTCGCCGAGGATTGCTACGAGACACTGCTCGAATGGCAATACGCCGACGCGGATCAGCCCTATACGCTTTTGCAAATCGATTTTCGTGTCGAGTATTCAACCTTGAAGGACGACCCGACGCGGTCGCAATGATTTTCGGCGCAATTAAACAGGAGATTTTGAAATGACTGCAATCACGGGACCTTATAGCTTTGCGCCGAATGCGGCGAATCCGTTGCTCGGCCGCGGGATGCTATTCCTCGACAACTTAAGCTCTATCTCGCCGACGCTCGTGCGAACCGGGCAGCAGGCCATCGGCAACGTGACCTCGTTCCAAATCGAGAATAAGGTCGAGATCAAGGAAAAATACGAGTCGATGGATCCTGCGAGCTCGCTGTATGCGCGCGGAGTAACCCGGCAAACCGTATCACTCAAGATCACCGGCGATGAATACACGCTTGATAACCTGGCACGCGCGCTATTGGGCAACGTGGTCACCGACACGGGCGCCGGCGCGACGATCACCGGGGAAACGATCACGCCTGCCGGCGGCTCGGTGCTCAATCGTTACTACGATCTTGCCAATCGCAACATCACGACCTTTACGAGCCTCACGCAAGAGCCATCGACGGTGCTTACGTTGGGCACCGACTATACGGTTGACTTGCTCCGCGGCCGGATCTATTTGCTGCCAACCTCTACCGTGATCACGCCGGGAAGCGTGCTAGAGGCGAGCTATGTGTATGGCGCTTACACGTACAACTCGATCAACGTCGCGAGCCAGGGCACCGTCGAGGCCTATGTGCGCTTCCTCGGAAACCCGATCAAGGGTCCGACCTATGAGGCCGAATTCTGGCACGTGTCATTCACGCCTAGCGGCGAGCTCGGGTTCATTGCGGATGACTTCGGCAATTGGACTCTCGAGGGCGAAGTGATCGCCGACAGCGTCGGTCACCCATCCGAGCCGATTGGACGATTGATACAGACCGCATAAGTCCCCGCTGCCAGGTCTGATTTGTCCTGAAGGGGCTGAAGCGGTTCGGCCCCTTTTTTAAGGTTCGAAGATAAGGGGAAAGGAAATGCTGAAACTTGGCGGACGCGAGTTCGACGTAATCGCGAGCGGTACGATCGAGTGGGATGTCACGCTGCTCAATCTGCTGCAGTCCTGTGGCCTAGCCGACGTCACGCTGCATATGGGCGAAACCGCCGAGGACCTCGCGATGCGCGTCTATCGCACGCTCATGAGCTCCGGCGCAGTTTTCGAGATTTTGGGCTGCGTGCTCATGCCAGCCGGCGAGGATCCGTTCAAATGGACGCCGGCGCTGATGAAAACAACCGCGAGCTTTATCCGCGGTCTGCACGAGCAGGTCGACAAGGACGCGATCACCAGCCAGATCAATTCCCTAGTCGCCGGTTTTTTTCGGCAAGGGCTGCTCTCCGTTCGGACTTTTCCGAGCTTTTCGACGCGCCCAAACGGCGCGACGGCGAGCGAGATGCAGCCCGGAAACTCCCTCGAGGGGACTTCGACGACAAGCTCGGCGAATGGGGGCTGATGGTGCGCGAGCTCGCCGAGTATCAGCCGGATCGGATCGAGGCGGTGCTGCGCTGGCCGATGCGCGAGGCCTTGATCGGGTATCGAGAGAAAATGCTCGCGAGTGCACGGCACACCTATCAGCATGAGCTCACGCTCTGGGCATCGGTCGCGCCGCATAGCTCGAAGAAATCCAGCCCGCCGCAGCCGCCCTCTATCCTGCGTAACGTCGTGCATTAATGGCCAATCAAGCCGACGTTCGAGTTCGACTCTCGGCCGAGGGCCAGGCCGAGGTCATCGCTGCGTTTCAGAAGATCGCGAGCGAGGGCAAGAAATTCGGCGCCGAGGCCGGCGAGGCCTTTAAGGATCTTAATAGCCAGCTCAAGGACGTCGCGAAGACCCTGACCGGCGGATTAGGGATCGTGCTTGTGGCAGAGAAGTTTCGCGAGTTCTTTAAATCAACGCTCGATGGCGCCGAGACCATGACGCGGCTCTCGAAGCAAACGGGCCTCTCGACTGATCTGATTCAAGGGTTCGGTCGCGCCGCACGCGAGACCGGCGTCGACCAAGAGACGGCAAACAACGCGCTCGCTAAGTTTACTGTCAACGTTGGAAAAGCAGGTATCGGCTCGAAGGCCTCGCGAGACGCGTTGTCCGATCTCGGTATCTCGATCAAGGATTTCTCTAAGCTCGCGCCCGATGCGCAGTTTCAGCTCGTCGCGCAAAAGCTCGCCGCCATTCCGGATCCTGCGCGCAGAGCTCGGGATGAGGTGGCGCTATTCTCGCGCGCCGGCGTGCAGCTTGACCAGGCGCTGCAGGCGGTCGGCAAAGAAGGCCTCGACCCATTCATCCAACACATGAAGGACCTCGGGATCTTCCTCGATACCGATACGATCGCCTCGATCAAAGCGGCGGCCGAATCCTTTAAAAACTTAAATGACACGGTCAAGGGGCTTGCGACGCAATTCCTAACGGGCCTCGTCCCGGGCCTGCAGGCCGCGACCGATGAGCTGCTGCGCGCGACGACTGGGCCAGGCGTGAATGGTTTCAAGAAAGTCGGCGAGATCATCGGCGATGTGTTCCGTACTGCGGTCAATTACATCGAGCACGCCGGCAACAATATCGCGGGGTTCGCGGCGAAGGCCGTCGTCATCTTTAAAAACCTCAAGGATCAAGCCGCGAATATTTTCAACCCGTCAGAAGTGAAGCGCTTAGCCAATCAAATGGGCGAGCAGCTCGACGCGATCCAGCAGGCAAATGAGGAGCGCAACAAAGAGGCCGACGATCGCCTCAATGCGCCGATCGAGAAGCCGAAAGCCGAGTCGGCCGCCGGCGGCGGTGGCGAAGGAGCGGCCGGCGCGAACGCCGCGGCGCTCGCCAAAGCGCGTCTAGCGATGATCGAGGCGAATCTTGAGAACGAGCTGAAGCTCTACCAGGCGCACGCGGCGCTGGTCAAAGAGTCTGACAAGGCAGCGTATGACGCCGGCTCGATCGCGCTATCCGAGTACTTCGCGCGCCGTGCTGCGCAGATATCGGCCGAGGCGGACAAGGAGCTCGCGCTGCTCAAAGCCAAGCGCCAGGCCGTGGCGACATCCGCTGTCGACACGAATGACCCGGTCGCGCAAATCAAGCAAAAACAGGATCTGGCGGCAATCGATAACCAGATCGCGATTGAGCAGGTCAAGCGGGACGGCGAGCTTGCACAAAATGCCGAGCAGCAGGCCGCGGCACAGCGCAAGGTCGCCGAGGATCAGCTGAAAACCGAGGAGAAGCTGCTCGAGATCGCCGGCAAGAAAACCGAAGCCGCGAAACTGAAGCTCGCGCTCGATATCGAGGATCTCGATGCTGAGCTGCGCAAAGCCGGTATCGCGGATGCGCCGCGGGCGGCTGCCGTCGGGCAGGCCGCAACACAAGGCGCCGCGCAGATCGATTTCGGCGCCGCAAGCGCGAAAGCGCAGCAGGACCTCGCGACGCTCACGAGTCAGGAGAAATCGCTGCAGGACCAGGTCAGAAGCGGCGAGCTGTTCTCGATCGATGCGGCCGGCAAGACGGTCGCCGCGCAGCGGCAGATGCTTCCCGTCCTCGAGCAGGATGCGCAGGCGATGCTCGCGCTCGCAAAAGCCACTGGCAACGCAATGGACATCGAAAAGGCGCAGCAATTCGTCGATAAGATCAATCAGCTCAAAGTCTCGACCAACCAGGTAAGCCAATCCTTTGCTCAGATAAACCAGGGTATCGAAAGCGCGGCCGGCGCAGGAATCAACAAGTTCTTGACCGACGCGGTCTCGGGCACGAAGACGCTGAAAGAGAGTTTCCAGCAAATGGGCCTCGCCATGCTGCAGACCCTCGAGCAGGTCGCGATTAAGATGATCGAGACCGCCGCCCTGAAGGCCTTGTTCAACTCCGCGGGCGGTTTCGCGGGCGGCGGAATGGTCTCAAGCGATGCCTCGACCGCGGCGACGATCGGATTCGCGAGCGGCGGCCAGATCCGCGGACCTGGCTCATCGACCAGCGATTCGATCCCTGCGCTGCTTTCCGATAAAGAGTTCGTCGTCAATGCGAAGGCGACGCAGCAGCCGGGAATCTTGCCGCTCCTCACGGCGATCAATGGCGGCACGCTCAAAGGGATCAACGGGCCGAGCGGCGTGCCGAAATTCGCCGCCGGCGGCGCGGTCGGCGGATCCGCGCGTCCACAGCAGAAAATCGTCAACGTGCTCGATCCGACGCTGCTCGGAGATCACCTGGCGACGGCCGCCGGCGAGAGCTCGGTACTCAATGTCATTTCTCGAAACCCTAACAAGGTGCGGAGTTCCCTAGGATGAGCACGACAAGCGGCACGGCGACTGACTATCTGAATCTGCTCTCGCTACTGCGGACGTTCTTAACGACTGATTCAACGCTCACAGGGCTAGGGCAGAACTGGACCGAGCTCAAAACCAATTCGACGCCGTACTCGCACACCGATAACGGTCAGGTCAATACTGTCGAATTCGAAACCTACCTTCGAGCGCCAGGCCTGTCGACGACCGAGCAGATCTTCATCAATATTCAGGCTTACACGAATGTTTCCACCTCTCTCTACAATTGGCGCCTGACCGGCGCGCTCGGCTTCATAAGCGGCAACACCTGGTTTTTGCAGCCTGGCATCTCGCCGCAGGCCTTCGTCTATTTGTGGGACACGAGCATCCCGTACTGGTTCATCGCGAACGGGCAGCGCGTTATCGTGATCGCGCAGATTGCCGGGAATATCGAAATGGCCTACCTCGGCAAATTCTTGCCGGACGGCACACCCGGACAGTACCCATACCCGGTATTCATTGGCGGCACGGGCGGCGATGCGACACCGCTAGGCGGCTCGATTGGCTACGATTCGAATGCCGCGAATCGCACCAACTCAGATGTCACGAATTTTCACGCGGCCTTTTGGGATCCGGCGGTCGCGTTCCATTGCGATGTTGCGGCTGGCTGGCAGCCCTGGGCGCACTGGGTCAACGGTAGCGATGCTCACACTTCCGGCTCGACGAATCAGATCAATCCTTACGCGGATGATGGCACGACCGGCAGCGGCAACACGACCACGCCGGGCGGAATGAAATGGCTCGTCACCAATATCGACGGCTCCTATCCATTGATCCCGCTGCGCCTGGAGCAGCTCACACCGAATGTCAATGTGCTCGGCACCTTAGACGGTGTCTTTGCGACGACCGGATCGGGCGCCAGCTCCGGATCTAGCCTGACCGTCGGCGGTAGCACCTATCTGATTTTTCAGGACACGTTCCGATCAGCGCGGCAAAACTTTTGCGCCGTGCTCGACGCCTAAAAAGGATCACTCATGTACGCGACCGGCACACCCGTCAGCCTTTCCGATTTCCTCAACTCGCTCGC